TCTCAAATTTCCCATCGTCCTCCAAAACTATAGCAGATTCCAAATCATCGGCGTCTTCGTCCTCCCATGGGACGGGAGGAGCAGGGGTTTTGGGTGCTTTTATGGGAGTAAATTTTGCAAATTCGCCATTTTTATTTGTTGAAGACACCCCCTTTGGAACCTTTGGAACCTTTACACTCTTTGAAACCTTTGGGACCTTTGCACCCTTGGGCTGTTTTTTCCCATTCGAAACAATAGCGTCGGCCTTATTGTTCAAAACCTCGCCCCCATCCCTAGTCCGGATCCTTAGGAGTGCGTCCATACTACACTAATATATTCGTAAGCATCGCAAATATTATATTTGTTAAGTTTTTAACGCAATTAGACTTTTCGAAAAAATTAGTTAATTTAAATGTAATGAGTATATAAAATGCTTGAAAGCGATAATGTAAAAGTATCAAAATCCAAAGTAGCAGGCTATGGTGTATTTGCAAAGAAGAAATTCGCCCCAGGAGATCTCATAGACGTTTCAATCTGCCTGGTGAAACCTAACGAAGAATGGTCGACAGCGACAGAAGATTACATCTTTTCGCGTGGAAATCACTCGGCATTCGCCCTTGGAAACGGGGGCGTTTTTAACCACTCAAATACGCCAAACGCCCGACACGAATTGACAGCTAGGCTAAAGGAACTGCATGTGTTTGCCATAAAACATATCGACGTGGGTGATGAAATATTCATCTCGTATGGCCCGAACTATTTTGCTACGAGGGGAAATCTAAAGCAAAAATAAAGTATTAAAAAATTGTTTTGTAATTGTAAATGGAAAATACCCCTATGGTAGAAACAAACGTGTTTGTAGATAATCTAAACGGAAATGTGGATTCGGGAGGATTGTCGAGATGGGTCGTATACGCCATCATAGCAACCGTGGCGGCAATAATCATAGCCCTGGCGGTAGTGTACACACGCAAAAAAATTCAGGAATCCAGAGAAGATGGAAGCATCATAAAGGACGTCGGGGAAGCACTCACGGACGATGTTAGTCAAAAAGTAGCTGATGACATGCTCGAAGTTGCGATCCGCGCGCAGACGGAATCCGCACAATTATCCGCGGACATGGAGACTGCCAAACAGTTGTTCGCGTTGGGGCAGGTGTCGCAGGCCGATGTGGACAAAGCGGTTGCAGCGGCAGAAGCATCGAAGGTGGTCGCGATACAAAAAAACGCGGAAGCCGCAAAGGCCCTTGAAGCATTTCGCAAGAAGGAATTATCGGCCGCAAATGCCACAGTATTGGAAGCGACGAAAAAAGCTACCGGTCTATCCCAAGAATACGAAAAAGTATCGGACGGTATCACGGAGCAAAAGGTCAAGGAGGCGAATGCGCTCCTAGTGGAACTAGTGAAAAAACGCCAGCAAGCCGAAAAGGATTACAGCGACGCGTTGGACACCAAGAACAAAGCAGAAGCTGCCTTCCTGGAGAGCAAGAAATCCAAAGCGGCGAACAAGCGCGGTATCATCGGCGTCATGAATAAGAAGATCGTCGATCTGAAGGAAAAGATAAGGCTCGCAAAGGTGTCCAAGCCCACCCCTCCTGCTCCCAAACCCCCCGCGCCTGCACCGGCTCCAAAACCCCAGCCTCCTGCACCCGCTCCAAGACCTCCCACCGCCCTCGAACTGAAATATCCTTTCTGGGGGTGGAGCGAATTCGCGGGTTTAAGGTGCAAGAATAACAATAACAGCGGCTGCACCACCGGGTACGATAAGAACGGTCAACTGGTAGACACCGAAAAACCACCTGCGCCTGCACCGGCTCCAAGGCCACAACCTCCCCCGAGACCTCCCACCGCCCTCGAGCGGAAATATCCCTACTGGGGGTGGAACGAACACTCGGGGCTCCGCTGCTCGAGGAATGACAACACCGGATGTAATACAGGGTACAACGCCAAGGGGGAATTAGTGGACCTGAACCCCGATCGCCCACCCACACCTGCACCATCACCGTCCAACAGAGTCATAAGTACATTGGACATTCGTTCTCTCACAAGGGGGGGAGGGTCATGGAATATCAAGAAATACAATCTTAAGAAGAGTAATATTACCCAATTCCGAGGGGAGGATGTGATAAGGTGCTGGTATGGAAGGAATTCTGGGACGAGTCGGGACCCTGGCGTTGGCGGGTTCAGTTTCGAGGCAAATCCGAATGGCATGAACCGCGATGCAATTGTATTTTCGTGGGAAGTTTTTTATCCACGGGGATTCCAGTTTGCGAGAGGAGGTAAATTCGGAGGCGTCGGAGTAGGATACGGCGCAGCGAGCGGTGGAAATTTCTCAACGACGGGTGCATCTAACAGAGTCATGTGGCAGAGCGACGGTGGGGCTATAGCATATGTGTACCCCCCGAGCGGTTTATGGCAGAAAGTCCCTGGCCTTGATTCAAAGGGGTATGGAACGGGATTCTTCAACAGAGAACTAGCGAGGTCGTTGAAGACTGATTCGTGGAATAAAATCGAACTTGGCACAAAACTGAATACGTTTAAGAATGGCGTTCCGCAAGCAGACGGAGAGACCTCGGTCACCGTCAACGGAAAACGAATGGTCCAGGGGGGGATTAACTGGAGAAAATCAGAAGACTTAAAAATAGCTAAATTCGATATGGGCACCTTCTTCGGCGGCCCTACGCCTTCGCCAGTTGACCAAGAGTGTTATTTCAAGAACTTCCAGATGAGTCATTATTGATTACATGTTGTATTTACATTTTATTCATCATCTTCGTCGGTAATCTTCGGAGCCAAAAAGAACTTGATGAATGAATTTTCCGCAAACTCGTACTCGAACATGACAGGCAATTCTGAATGAAGGTTAATACGAATTTTCTTAGAGATATTCGCAGCCTTCATGAAAGTCACCAAATACCGGCTCGCAAACGATGCCGACATGGTTCCATGGATCGTGACAGGCTGGTCGACCCTTAGCTCGACCGTCCCGATATCTCCAGAGGTCTTCATGATAATTTCATCGCCCACAGTCTTGAATTCGACAGTATCTCCAAAAGATGCGATATTTTTAATGTATTTCTGAAGGACCGACGAATCTGCGGTGATCTCGACTTCTACGTCCATCTCAGGAATATCCATCTCATCAGTATCAATGTCCACGGTTTTTAGATTATACTTATCATTCTGTGTCATCACGAAGAACTCGTCATCAGAACACTCCAACAGTACAGACCCTTCTACACACTTTAGAACGCGGACGAGGTTCGAAACTTTGATACCGACTGTGATAGTGGAGTCAATCTTGTACTCTTCGAAGTACTCCTTGGCAAACTTCACAGCCACGAGACAGACGTGAGAGGAGTCCATCGAAGAAATGGAAATACCGTCTTCGCCGAAAATAATATTGGCACTATCGCATAGCTCATCGAGGGACGAGAATACTTTCAGGAACGTGTCCGCAGACTCTAGAACCACGCGAATGGGTGAGTTAGAGAGCTTCAGGCCAGCCATCTGGGCAACAAGGTCAGACATTATTTATTACAACTTTAGTAGCCTATGATGTATTAAATATAATAGCGTGTCGATATGATACAATTACAAGTCCTTGTTAACGATATCGTAGATCAAGATACCATTGTTCCACCCATGCTCGTCGTTGCGATCATAGATTTCCACTTTGGAAATAACTTTCAACGAAGGGACAAACCCAACACTACGGTCAAGAAGTTTTTCAGCAACCATCGTGCGGGAGTTCACGACCGATAGAATGATATTCTTGGAAAGATGGTCTTTCAGATCAAGGAGTAGTTTGGCAGAAAAGTTATTCTCAGACACAATGATTATATTGTATGGGTCCTCCTGCGTCTGGATCTTAACTCGTTTAGTGAAATCCTCGGACCACGATACCTTCGCATGAGTATTTTCATAAATAGAATATGCCATATCCTGACCGATGTACAGCAAGTTAGTGTTTGCTTTAGATACAAGGTTATTCGAGAGGTGCTGGAGTTTGGTGCATTGCTGCGGAAGCCTTGATGAGTAAAGCCCGGCGCGTGCTACCGACTGATTGATGAATGTGAGTTGACTGGTCATCCGATTTTATGTTATATTATAGAGTAGGATACATTTATATATTACATATTGTTGATATGTGTATAATCATAAACACACGGAATTCAAAAAATTATTATACACCCCCATAGTAATAGTTTGTTTTACATCCTTTCTAACAATGTTGTAAAACTCATCAGAAATGTAAAACATGCGGGTAGTTTCCGGATTTTCGCGAATAAAGTTAGATACATATCTATCGTTTTTCGGGATTTTAAATGCTGTACGCGAAGCTTCTATTGATGAACGAAACAACATCCCATCAACAACGACTGGCTTGCTCTTTCTTTCACCATTTTTCATTCGAGATTCATTGGTGCGCCTCTTACCAGTGTTTGCCGTGCTTATTTTCTTTTTTGTATCAACAGAAAGAGTATTCCCAAAGTTTGGATGATTCTTACCAGAGTTGGCAACACTCATCTTATTTTTAGACTCTATGGTATGATTTATCCCGAACATTGGATGATTCTTACCAACCATTTTGCCAATCATTGATACGCGTTGCTTCGCCTTCTGTTCACCAGTCTTAGGTTTCCCAAAAGCAGGACAGTTCTCTCCGATTTTACCATACATCGGATTATTTTCACCACTCATTGCCTTACTCATTCTCATCCGAACATCGTCACTTATCACCCACCCACTGCTACCACCGGATAGCTTATTGTACCCGATACTCGGGTCCATGAGGTCATATCTCCATATCATAAATATTTCTACGAGATCCATGCAAATTTCAGGGACTTCTACATGGTCTATAATCACATTTTCAAAACCATATTTCACGAGTGCTCTTGACATGTGATCATTCGAACCATTATTTCTCGAATAATCACCCATTCTGTTCTTAAAATTTATGGTTTGGCCGGCGTAATATTTTCCGGATGGAAACTTTAACAAGTATACAGTACCACCAATTGAAAGTCCGTTTGCATTACAATACTTTATCGTATTCTCCGCTACATCGCGAATTGACGGGGTCTCCTCTATTAGATATTTGCTGAGAACAGATCTGTGATTTATACGAAGAGTATCTACAAAGTCAACGAATTCAGTGTCATATGACATAATTATATGTATCATTTTTTGTTTATATTTTATATATATGTTGGTCGATATGAGGATTTTTTCGTATCGACAAACCGCGATGACATAGATCAATCATTTCTTATAACTGTAATGTACTGTCTTTCCCTTTGCTTTCTGCTTTATTTTTATCATCTTCTTCTTTTGTTCAGCTGTCAAAGATCTGGCAGTTCGTGGCGTATCTTCCGTAATTTTCTTCCGCGGTCTGCAGGTCGGGTAATACGTTTTCGTTTTGACGTCTCCGCATTTTTTCCCACTCGAAATGTCGATCCAGTCTTCCTTATACCATCTCCCAAGAGAACTCGATTTCTTAGAAGGCGAACCAGATTTATAGGGTTTCTTGCCGCGTTTTTCCATGGCTGCCTTGTATTTCTGTACAACCTGTCCTGATAAGTAAGCCGATGGCCATCTCGATGTTGCACTGGATTTTACACGTGACTTTATTTGGTCATATAATTTCTGATCTGACGGTATTGGTTTAGACATACAATACTCAAACAATATTTTGAAGGTCTGCCTCCCACATTGACATCTCAGAAGTCGCCGTCAGGACAATAACTTCCTCGCGAAGTTTCGCCGCTTCCTTCTCGAGCTCTGCCGCGCGATCGGATGTCATGCTCGAAATCTTCATGTTCAGTAGATAAGAGAAACTACCTTCTACCTTGTAAAATTTCAGAGCCTTCAGTTCTTCAGCCAATACTTTCTCAGATTTCTTGCTCACGATAAGCTCCCCGTTGTTGATCATGGTGATGAACCGGCTCTTGTTCTCCGCGATTATGCTCTGGGTAGTCAGATCAGACAGCAAAAACTTCTTGCGCTTGATGTAAAACTTCTTGCGCACGTCGAACCACTCCCCGAGGATATCAAGAGGAGAATCGTATTTCTTGATCTTCCCCTTCGAGTCAAACGCGTGCATGTTGCTCGTCCTGATAGTAGTCTCCAGCTTGAGAATAGAAACATCCGGGGTTCCAGCGAAGTCGAGCTCGAACAACACGTTTTCCTCTGTGTGCTTTTCCCGGAAGTCGGCGAGAATCTTCTTCTCCAAAAGTCCTTCCAGGAACTCCTTGTAATTATTGGTCCAAGTCCCAATGGGAAGCTCCGAAATTGTAACAGTCTTACCTGAAATCGCGTAGACTCCTTTGGAAACATAAACACCGGGAGAAGTTTCTTCGACAACGCCCTTGAACCCCCTGTACCAAGGGGTCATCTGCTTCGGTGCCTTGCCGATGATCAAACGCTTGATGTTGGAGATGATATCTTTCGGTGAGTAAGACGGGATATCTGTCGAAAACCCTGTCCCAATACCGGATGACCCGTTGACCAGTAGAGTTGGAATTGTGGGAACATAGAACTCCGGCTCAATCTGATCTCCATCATCATCAAGATACTTCAAAAGATTATCATCAACAGGAGGGAAGATCTTCCTGGTCTCGGAAGACAAACGTGTGAAGATATAACGAGCGCTCGCAGAGTCCTTTCCTCCCATCAAGCGACTTCCGAATTGTCCACTCGGGACCAGAAGGTTTACGTTATTAGACCCCACAAAGTTTTGCGCCATGCCTACGATCGTCCCCTGAAGAGATACCTCCCCGTGGTGGTATGCAGACTTCTCAGCCACATACCCAGAGAACTGTGCAACCTTGGTATCAGTTGTCATGTTCCTCTTGAATGCTGCATACAAGACCTTACGCTGTGATGGCTTCAAACCATCGACCGCACTTGGGATGCTGCGCTCCACATCGTACCTCGAAAATAAGATAAGTTCCTTGTCCACAAAATCGTGAATAGGGATGATTTCCTTTGACTGATCAATCTGGTTCCCTGTCTCAAAGTCCAGGATCCAGTTCTTCCTCTCGTCAGCACGGTTCTTGTTGAAAGAACGGTCGATCAACTCTGATGACGTGTCAGACCACTCAAAAGTCTTGGACAAATTCTTCAGGTTCTTGAAGTATGCCCTCGCGTTTTCAGCGGTGGAAGTTCCAAGACCCTTGAAATACTTGATCTTCCACTTGGAGGAATTCACCGTCTTCTTCCAGTCCTCATAATCTGGAAGACTGAAGAATTCCTTGGTCTCCTTTCCGTGAGAAGCAACGACAATAGGCGTGATGAACTTCTTGAGGAATCCGGGGATCAGCAAGAGACTGGGGAAACTCGCATGGAAAAAGTTCATGATCAGACCACTGATGTGGCTACCATCCACGTCGGCATCGGTCATGATCATAACCTTACCGTACCGAAGACTTGACGCATCCTTGTAAGTCTTGCCGGTTTGCAGACCGAGGATTTGCTTGAGTGCAACAAGCTCTGCGTTGTTTGAAATGCTAGACACAGACGCATCACGCACGTTCAGCAGCTTACCGCGAAGAGGAAACACACCGTACCGTTCGCGACCAACCACGCTGAGACCAGCGATTGCCAGCGTGGCGGCAGAATCTCCTTCTGTTAGAATAAGTGTACACATACCAGAGTGCTTCGTGCCTGCCCATGCAGCATCTGTGAGCTTCTTGATGCCGGTGATGCGGTTCTTCTTGGCACCATCGGTCTTCTTGAGCAGCTTCTCGTCAACAAGAGAAGACCTCACATTGGTCTCCGCAATCACGGCGTCAAGCAAGATAGCAACCGCTTTCTTGAGGAAAGTCTCGCTCAAACTCACCCTGGCATTCCGAGAAGTCAGGACCTCCTTCGTTTGAGAATCAAACACGGGGTTAGTGACCTTTGCATTCACAAAAAGAAACATCTTACTCTTGACGAGCGCAGGCTTCACAATCGTCTTCTTCTTCGCCGCTGCCTCTACAACTGCTTTGGCGATCGCATCTACAACGATGTTCACATGAGTCCCGCCGCGTGTAACGATCGAGTTCACAAAAGACACTGCTGTAAAATCATCGGCACATGCAACTCCGACATCCCACCCACTTGCGTTTTCAAAAGCACGCTTCGTATCCCCCTTGTTACCAATGTACAGCGAAAAGTACTCCTCTGGCGACTTCACGTCAAGACGCTTGCCGTTCAGGAAGATCTTGACGGTCTTGCCGAGAGACGCTGACATGTCATACACACGCCTCGTCATCAAAGATATGATACCACTGTCAAACTGCTGCATTCCAAAGCGAGGAAAGTCGGGAAAAAACGTCGTGGAAATATATGGATCCTTGGAAGACTTGGTAATCTTTGGCTTCCCAACAACAGACATATTATCAGACCAAATCTGCGTGTATTTTTTGGCACCGTCAGTGATCTCGATAGCAAAGTGCTTTGAAAACACGTTGGTAAGTTTGGAACCATATCCATTACGCCCCGCGCCAGTGCGCTCCTCGGCATCATTGAAGTTCTCCCCGGAAAGCAGATGACCGAAGATGAGCTCTGGAACATAACACTTCTCAGTCTCATGCTTCTCGATTGGGATAGAGCAACCGTTGTTATACACAGTCACGGAATCATTCTCGATCGTAATCTTCATAGTATCCATGGACCCGCCACGATTGAAACAGTCAGCAGAGTTTGTGATGATCTCGTCAAAAATTTTGAGGAGAGCGGAGGAATAAGAAACATCCTTCCTCGCGATTTTGTTGTTTTCGTACACCCATTCGTTGCGGATTTGTGGCTCGACAGAACCTACGTACGAATCTGGACGGTGAAGCACATGCTCGCGTTGAGAGAGCTTCTGGTAGCGTTCTGCCATTCTTGTAATTGGTTTAATTTTATTACAATAAACTCTTCACAAGTATTTATGAGCTCGTGTGTCAATATGATCCCGGATCAAATGATATTTCGTATCGACAAAATGTGATTTCAACAGAGTTCCCATGTTACTAATTTAATAAACTTTAAGAAAGCTAATTAAAAATGAGATCCTGTGGGAAAGCTGTATCCGAGGAAAAGGTTCAGGTGCTGGACGCCGGTCGGCATGTAGTGCAAGACAGGGTCGTCAGAAAATCCTTACAGCTCGACGACGCGGTGCAGTGGATTCGGGACATCAGAGTCCCCCATTGGCCGCGGGGGTGCGTCGAGATGCGCGTGCTCCTCGGGTGGGCTCGGACTGTCACATTGACCCGGGATATACATCTCGAAGATGTGTGGGACCTCGGGCCAGGGTATGATGAGAAACTCGGACGCGGAATCCCCGTATCGGCAATGAAGTACCAAAATATACAGCTGGAATTCCTTTTTCACCCTGAATTATCTGAAACGGTAGACGATATTGATACTCGATACGAACGAGACGATGATGCTGAGCCCATGCTTGCGTGGGACAATGATAACGATTCGCCCATGTTGGTTCAGCCCGTGAAGGAGTACAACGTGCCGGTGACGCGCGTGGTCGTAGACGTTGAAGATTCGTTCGATGTCATACTGTCGGTGGACTATGAGTCGGATGGTGTCGGGTATGAGAACCCTTACACTATATACTGCAAGATTGTAAGGATGGTCGACGAGGACGACTTTCACCACTCGGCTTTGGGCCCCAAGTTACAACGCATACGGACCGTGGGCGAAGGGAAATGCATGGCGTACTACTTAAACCGAGTGATGTTCTTGCACAATATGTGCGGTTTGGCGTTTTCATAATAAAATTAAAATTATAATATGTACAATTATAATGGAAAATATCATAAACGACACGGGAGGTGGAAATATAGATATGGATTTTATAGACGTCGGTGGAATGAACGCTGATATGAAGGAAGATGGGCTAGGAAAGAAGATTATAATCGCCATTGTTATTGTCAGCATATGCGTGTTACTCTATTTTCTTTATAGATACTTTAATAAATCTCCGGAGCCTGCACCAACTCCTGCACCAACCCCTACACCTGCACCAACCCCTACACCTGCGCCAAAACCCGAGCCAACCCCTGCGCCAACCCCAGAGCCAACCCCAGAGCCAACCCCTGCGCCAACCCCAGAGCCAACCCCAGAGCCAACCCCAGAGCCAACCCCAACGGCGTCATGTGGCGCTGTCAGTCCCTACATTCGCGAAGCATGCTGTCTAAATAAAGAAGTAGATGGCATTGTGGACAAGTGGTGCGTGGAAAACTATCCAAAGCCCGTGCCAAAACCTGCACCCAAACCCGCGCCAACCCCTGTGCCTACTCCCGCGCCGAAGCCTGCCCCCAAGCCCGCGCCTAAACCCGCTCCAAAACCCGCTCCAAAACCCGCTCCAAAACCCGCTCCAAAACCCGCTCCAAAACCCGCACCTAAACCCGCACCTAAGCCTGCCCCCAAGCCCGCTCCAAAACCCGCACCCAAACCGCCCATGGGATCTTCATGTAACACTGTCAGTCCAAACAGCCGCGACGCATGCTGTAAAAATAAGAAGGCAGCTGGTGTTGTGGATAAGTGGTGCGTGACGAACCAACAAACTGCACCGCCGATACCGATCCCATGGCCCTCTTCGGATATGTCTTTGTTTGACAAGGTGGTAAATATTTATAAAAAGAGAATACGGGAGACTCATAGTAAAGTTAATACGCTCAGTGATGTTGAGAAATATTGGGGGATTTATAAAATCAACGGTCTGTATTTTATCATACGGAAATCTGGGGATATTTCTGAGAAACTTAAATCATATTGGAGATCATGGACACACGGCGTAAAATTATCCAATAATATCCACGGTAGAGTATCTGCGGCACAGGAGCATAACATTAAGAAATATTTTGCTACCCCCAGTAAATATGGCGGCATATGTCCATTTATAGAGAGCGATCTCGAACTAGGAGCTCACGCAGGAGCCTACGCAGCACCTGCGAAAATTGGAAATGATGACGTGACCATCGTGTTCTCTTTATATCCCATACGGCAAAACGAGATCCCCGCTGGAAATACAATAGCTGATAAAAGGTTTGGTATCTTCATACACGAACTGTCGCACGTAGGGTGTGGTTCAGGGGCCTGCAATGGGTTAGATAAGACTGGTCATGGGGGTGAACAGGTCGTTATTGATAACACTTTGAGAGACATAAGTGCCAAAACAGGTCTTAAACCGCTAAACCCACCTGCCCCAAAACCTGCTCCAAAGCCTGCGCCAAAACCTGCACCTAAACCCGCTCCAAAACCTGCACCCAAGCCTGCCCCTAAACCCGCACCTAAACCTGCTCCTAAGCCTGCCCCCAAGCCCGCTCCAAAACCCGCACCTAAACCTGCTCCTAAGCCTGCCCCCAAGCCCGCTCCAAAACCCGCACCTAAACCTGCTCCTAAGCCTGCCCCCAAGCCCGCTCCAAAACCTTTGAAGGTTCCTTCGTGGGTACGGGGCGATCCTCAGAAGAACAAGAATTCAAGGTCTCGGGAAAGCGGTAAGTGGAACGCCGATATTGTTCGCGACGCTAATCGTTCAGGAAAGAAGTTAGACTTTGTGCTCTACGGTGACAGTATCACGGCGTTTATAAAGTCCAAGGGATACCTTCCAGCGTTTGGGCGTTATTTCGGGAAGTCGGCAGTTCCATTGGGCGTGGGTGGTGACACTGTGCAGGAGTTGTCCTGGCGTCTCGTGAACACTGAAAAATTATCAACGCCCCCGAATACTGTGGCGGTGCTAATCGGGGTCAATAATATCAAATCAGAGAAGACCAATCCAGTTCCTTATATGGATCAATTCCTCATTCCGTATCTCAAGAGCGTGTATCCAACGTCAAAAATCGTATTAATCGGGCTTCTCCCCAACACAACGCGCACTGATATATCCACCAAGGATGTAAATAGGGAATACAAACGACTCGCGGCGAAGTACGGCATCAAATACGCTGACATATCCGATGGATTGAACGCGGGCAATACCAGGGACTTTTACGACGGTCTCCACCCTGCCGCTGGTGGCTATAACGCAATGTTCAAAAATCTAAAAAAATATATATAAAAGTGCTAATGGTAATAATCAACAACAAATGGAGCGAGAATCGCTTGACAACAAATGCAACTGACTTCGTAAAAACTCCACTGGAAACTATTGTAAAATGTCATACGGAAAAAAGTTATGGAAAGATGTTGGGGATTGATTACACAAAATTTCAGGCAGACGGAGACCGTATAAAATGTTCATTTCAACAAAAACTCGCATTCAAGAAATTCGATATGAATTTTGTAAAAAAAATAACAAGATCAGATGATCGCGTAGACATCAAATTTAAAACCGTGGACAGCGTGGTGAACTTGCACGGGTCCTGGGCTATAACACCGACGCCAGGTGGTTCGAACGTAACACTTGTTCAAAACACAATTGTTCCAGGGTGGGCTCGATACATCCCTGGCGTCGAACAGCTGATCACAGGAAAGGTTAAAAAGGTATTCGAAGAAATGAAGAATACTTGAGTGTCATTTGACCATGGTTGTTGAAAAATACTATAAATACCTTATTTTTTAAGAACGCATACCAAAAAATAAAAGCCTTCCAAATAATCATGAGCGCAATTGAGCAGACAATCATGAAAATTTGCATCTGGAACCCCGCGGTAACAACAGAGGAACTTGTGACCACGTTGGTCAGGAGTAACGTGACTATGTTGTCCGAAAAACGCGGAGTGGATGATATGATTGTAGGCGTTGACATGGCAATCATGGAGATTTCAGACGGGTTCTTGGAATGTGATTATGACACGGAAGAAGACAATTATGCGCGGACTGGAAAGGTCATATCAACACTGGAAGGTGTCAGAAGGTATTTCGAGCTTGTACTTGATTACATGGAGCCCCAGAAGTGAAAGAGCTTTTTAAAAATGCAACAAAACGATTGTCGTTTGACCCAGGCATTTGCCATTCCCGAAATAAGCATAAATACGCGGTTTCAGGAACCAAATGTATCAAAAAATATAATGGCTTTCATTACCACAATGCCCCCACCACCTGCGTCTTACAAGAACTATATCGGAAATGTTACCCCCAAGCCCTGCATGTACTACGACTGCACATATCCCTTCGCGGGCCTCGAGAAGCCCACTGCGAATACCGATGATATTCGCAAGAAGCAGTACGACTACCCCGGAGCGTTCGTCAGTCATGGGGGGCTCGTCGGAGAAACTATCGACCAAAATACCGAGAGCATTCGCAAGAAGCAGTACGACTATCCCAAGGCATTTATCAGCCACGGAGAGAAGTTCGAAGAAGTCCCAGAATATACACCCAAGAAGTCTGCATGGGAGTCTTTTGTTGATTTCTTCAAGCAGAAGCAACGCTTTGGTCGTCACCCATTCCTGTACACCCCCAACATTTAAAAAATATTAGCCATATGTAAAGATGTTGAACGCAATGAGAGCTCATATAATGCGCATGATTAATGATGACGAAAAGAAAAGGGCGATGGCGAAAAGGAGCAAGAAAACTCAAGAAATAAAAAAAAAGGCTCCCGCTAAAAAGGCAGCAGTCGGCTGGAAATACAACTCTAAAACCGGGAGATACGAACCGACTCTGGCGAAAAGTAAGCGTCAAAATTTTTAAAAAAAAAGGATCGTGTCATATAAATGAACAAAGCACTTGTAATCAAAACGCACATTCCGATCTTCAGGAAATACCCAGGGGTTCCAAAGGTGCCAGAACATTTGACCGCAGTTCCCATGATTTCATACCCGGAAAAAACCGAGAGCAGGTTTGTATTTAAATCCGAGCAAGTGAGACCTGAAGATTATTATTTACGGTTTACACCACACGTACCTCTGTGAAAAAGGAAAAAAATAATTTCATGATATCACAATATGATATTACATTTCATATAAAATTCGTGCGGAAAGTATTTATAAAAAAAGAAATAAGATTTTTATTTACCACATATGTGATATGTGATTTATCAATTTAATATTAATCGTTTATATATTACAATTATGATTGAATATATAACAGGAACTCTGTATGCATGTGAGTGTGGATATAAATCATTATCAGCGGCGAATTCGCTGGCACATTCAAAAACCAAGAAATGTCTTCACCATGCGATGGTCAAGAAAGAAATGCGTTTTGTGACTGAAGTAGATCATTTGGCAGCCATGACTACACCACTTGCTGCCCCTAGTATAATGCAGACTATAGATGGCGATAATAATGTTAACAACGTAGACCAAAGTGTGAATATAAGTTTGGTCCTTCCGGAGAGGACTACGAAAGAAGACTTCATAGAATACCTATCTGCAATGGAACATTTGGGGTATAGGGCACCCGAACAAATTGCAACAATGCCCAGTAAATTACTATTGTTTACACGAAATGCCAAAAAACTCCCCGGTGCTCTTATTGAGAGAGACAATAAAATTATAGAAAAGCTACCCGATGGGTCGGAACGGATAATGGGGAAAAAGAAGGCCGTGCGGACGTATACGCACGAAGCTGTGGACGCGTTATGTTTGAGACCACCTGCAAAAGGGGTGAGTGATTTTTTAGAAACGGAAAGGGGCGAAAAAAGAACGAAGATGTCGTTACAGGATGTGGCTAAGCTGCGAATATCAGATCCAAAATCATATCACAATGCTGTACCAATGGACGTCAAAATTCGTCATCAAAAGATGGAAACGCACACCGAAAAAGCGCTCGATAAAATCACAACGGATAACAAAAATGACGGGTTTTTATGATATGCCATTTGACCCCGGTATTGCCCAGTGTATAAATACTTAAAATCCTAAAAAAAATATACCAAATATTATAATGACAATTGCGATTTCTATCCCGACCATGCGCCCTAATATCACAATATCCCGCCCGAATTGTCCGAAACAGTATCCGAGTTGTCCGAAACATTATCCGTAAGACTATTAATATTGACTTTATTTCTGACGACGCGATTGTGTGTGAAATTAACTCATTTGCCGTCGCGGACAAACTACAGACTGACGCGGACGAAATTCTTATGTCAGCGATCACCCGAATGAGCGAGACTCGCCGTTAAAGAAAGTACGAAAATTTTTAAAAATTCCAAATTATGATTGTCATTTGACCCCTGGAAAATAGAAAGGAATTGTCATTTTAATATCGACATGATTAAAGATAAAAGCGGAGTGTCTGTTATAAAATATAACAAACAATTCATCATGTCTTCTACCAACGCCATCATCAACATTAACGCCAACACTTACTCCGAGGAGGAGGAGGTTACCTCTAAGTACACTCCTGTCAAGAAGTCTGCCTGGGAGTCTTTCAAGGGCTTCTGGGTGGAGCAAAACAAACTGCGCCGCCACCCATTTGCCGCCCCCGGTCACCCTCAGCGCCCTTCCGCCGAGAAGGAGTCTGCTTGGGAGTCTTTCAAGGGCTTCTGGGTGGAGCAAAACAAACTCCGCCGCCATCCATTTGCCGCTCCTGGTCACCCTCAGCGCCCTTCCGCTGAGAAGGAGTCTTCCCGGGGGTCTTTCAAGGGCTTCTGGATTGAGCACAACAACCTGCGCCGCCAGCCCTTTGCCATCAATGTTTAAATATTGAAAATATGTAAAAATATGTAAAAAAGTGTAAAAAAACTTTTTAAAAAACGCCAAAAACAGTTTGTCATTTGACCCGGGTATTGTCCAGTGTATAAATACTTGGGTTTTCGCTTGCAAGGGTACCATAATTATTTTCTGAGCATTAATAACCATAAAAATGGCCAACATTCGCGTCCAGAAGTACGTCTCTGAGTTTTCCGGAGGTATCTTCACGAGGAAGACTACCTCAATCGAGAATATCAACAAGCACATAGATGATACTATCAAGATTCGCGACTTGGCAAAAAGGGGGCTCAAGATCACTGGGGAGAGGTTCTTGAGCAGCAAGGATAGTGACAAGTACATCAACGCCCTCACAGTCAAAATCCTCGAACTGGTCGAGGCTCGGGACCACATGATCTGGGTCATGCATCACAAGTGCACATAAACGCGGTTCAAATTTTTTAAAAACGCCTGGGGAGGATTGTCATTTGACCCCTGATGGGAAAAATATCATAAATATATGGATCGTTCAAATATATGTAAAAATGGATATTATTTCGAGAGCGGTACGTAAATTCATCGAAACACCCCTTAGTCCAGAGGGATGTCTTGAGGTACAGCTTTCAATACAGTATTTAGTAGGAGAACGAACGCTGACTTTAATTATTGTGCGCGAATTTACAAATAATATTATCACATATCACCACCCTGTAGAGATAAAGGGTTTACTTACGGAAGAATATAAGGAACGAAGAATTCATGTTGATGACGTTATTGTTACTATCAAAAAAGATACAGTTGATATGACAGACCTGGTCCGTGTTTATCTGTATTTTGGTATAAGACATAAAAAACCTAATACATTGACTTTTTTTCCTTAATTCTTTCTTTGTATTTTAAAAAACGCCAAATGAGGATTGTCATTTGACCCGGGTAAAATTCGTCTGGGCATTTTACCATAAATACCTGGGTTTCGAAGCATTATGTACCAAATAATTAAAGCTACCTCCCACGCATCCGCCATGAACCTTTCCGAGGTCGCTCACACCGAGTATATTTTCGACTGCGAGACTCTTGTTTATACAATCGAGAACCGGACCATTGAAGCGATTAACGATGCTGCTGCCAACTGCCAGCGCTTTGTGGAAGTCGATATCTCTGATCTGGAGGAGGAATTCTATGACATTATCTACGAGCAGAAATGCGAGGATATTGATTGCGTGGCTGACAGAGTGCTCACATCTAATATTTTCGAGGATCTTACCATCTCATTCGAAGATGAGAACCGGGGGGTGATTGTGTTTTCCTGGTAATATCTAAAAACTTTCTTAAAGTTTTAAAAAAACGCCCGGGGAGGATTGTCATTTGACCCGGGAAATTGTCGTCTGGGAATTTTACCATAAATACGTGATTTTCGCAGGCAAAGGTACCAAACAATTAAAGCTACCTTCCAAACTCGGAACATCTAACAACCAAAAACCCCGAAACCCCCAAAGCAAGCATGTCCTTCCACGCATCCGTCATGAACCTCACCGAGGTCGCCCGCAATGAGTACATCGATGACTGTGAGCACCTGATCGATACGATCGAGAAGCGCGCTACTCAGATGATTATTGACGCCGCTGCCAACTGCCAGCGCTTTGTGGAAATCGACATTTCTGACCTGGAGGAGGAATATTATGACGTTATCTACGAGCAGAAGTGTGAGGATATTGCCCCCGTGGCGGACAGGCTGTTTACCTCTAGCCTTTTCGAGGAGTTTACCATTTCCTTTGAGGACGAGCACCAGGGGCTTATCGTTATTTCCTGGTAAATCTTAAAAAATCTTAAAAAATAAAAAGGGATTACGTAATACCTTTTTAAAAAACGCTAAAATATGTTTGTCATTTGACCCTGGGTACAAGTTTTACAAGCCTCAAAAATCAAATTCTCTTTGTTTTTTGGACGCATTTTTTTAAAATTACTACATCTGCGGTCCGACCGTCGTCAGGGTAGAATCGACCGTTGAAAATGTGCCACCATTGGGGGATTGTCCTTCCCGACGTGATGTACATTTGCACTTCACTATCAAATTGAGCCTTTGCTTTCTTATCCGCAAGTGCCTTGTCAGCTCTCGCAGCGCATGGATTAGCAGATCTAACGAAACCCAGGCGTGTATAAAACCGAATGGCATCTACAACAGACTCTAACTCAATGTATGGTAACCCCAATCGCCGCACCGACTTTTCTACCTGGTGCATAAGATGGGTGCCAACATTACTACAACCTCCGGGGGCATTTTTTTTCGTGCAGATGATGCTTAATACGAAATGAGGATTCTTGTTTTTAACTTGGTACCCACCCGCCATAGCGATGGGGAGGTCATTTGCAAATGCAATCCATACAACGATCCTCTCCCTCGAACCCGCATCCCTGACCCACGTCGAACTATACGACCCGAGTGTTTCGAAGCAATCTACTTCTCCCGCAAGACGAAGCCCTTGTCTTAACTCAGCAGAACCTGAAAACATCTTGAATCTGAGCGGACACCCAAGTTTGCGTGACTGTGGATTCAGACTATTCTGTTTTCTAACATTGTACAGCGCTTTCGCCTTTTTATCAATATCCCCCCTGGGGATACTCGCTACTTTGGAAACTACCGGAGATTTGCTTCCGCCAGGTGCTCTTGGAGACTTTGAATTTGTCATATATTTACGTTATTTTTTTTTTTTAAAAAACTCATAATACCATAAGTCATTTGACCCGGGCGGCCATTTTACCATAAATACCTGGTTTTTCAGGGGTACAGCACCAAATAATTAAAAGCAATCATGTCTCTCACTGCAAAGATCCAGAAGTTCTTCGCGAAGCTGACCGCATGCTACCGGGAGTTCGTGCCGGACGCATATGAGGGGCATGATAAGCATGCTACAGACCCTTATGGTACCTGCGAGAAGAAGCGTCCTGCAGGTTACGTGATTGGCGGGCAGTATGGGGGATAAGGATAAGAAAAACTTATTAATTTAATATAACCTTTTGTCATATTTACCAAATAAATCATTATGTCTTCTCTTAACACCAGCGTTTCTGAGAAAGAAGCCCAAGAAGCCCACATTGCCAATCTTGAAGCCCACATTGCTGATCTTGAAGCCCGCATTGCCAAGAATAATGCCCGCATTGCCGAGCTGAAGAAGATACACGCTGCGTTGAATGAAACAGAGCGTAAGGCTAATCTGCTTCTCCCACAGGGGTGCTCACAGGCAGCACGGGCAGGCTTTTTCTAACTGCATGTTGGATGTTGTAAAAATCTTTCTTAAAACTTTTAAAAAAACGCCAAAAACGGATTGTCATTTGACCCTGGTTAAAGAAAGTATTTGTCATTCGTAGAAATTCTATAAATACCTGATTTTCGCAGCATTATTTACCAAACAAATCAAAAGCTCCCAAGCAAAGCCCTCAAAACTCTCAAAACTACCTAAAAGCAATCATGTCCCAGTTTGATACCTCCATTGCCAAGATGAAGACGTCCTTCGCCGTCATCGAGGCAGCCAAGACACACACCGTTGTCTTGGACTTTGTCCCCAACCGCAAGACTACTGGCAAGGCCGGTGCTACCACCAAGACTGTTGTCACCAAGGTTGTGAAGCCGGTTGAGAAGCCGGTTGAGAAGCCGGTTGAGAAGCCGGCGGAGTATACCAAGCAGCCTGAGGGGATCCAGGGTGTGGTTGCTGAGGAAGTCATCAAGAAGACAGCCAAGAAGCCGGTGGTGAAGTCTTCCAAGCTCAAGAAGCTGCTTCGTGGGAAGACCATCGATTGCACTGCTTAAAATCTTAAAAAACTTTCTTAAAAATTTAAAAAAATGAAAAAAATGGATTGTCATTTGACCCGGGAGTTTGTCGTCTGTGAAATACCATAAATACCTGGTTTTCACGGGCCACTGTACCAAAAATAAAACACAAAAACATGTCTGATGCACATGAGCTCCCCCTGTGGTTCAATCATGCCCATATGGGATACATCAACATTAGAAGATGCCTGACCAGTCGGGCTCCTTTCTTCTTTGATCTTGACCATAACCCTATCTACGTGGACGATTTCTGCCGTCAGACGGGCCTGAAAAGAACCACGTGGCGCGAGTCCATCCGCGTGGAAAAAGATGGTGAAATTGTATCGGCACTCCCGCTTATTACTCCGCCAGACCCGCTGCATAGTCCAGTGCGGAGAATCCCAGTAGCAAGACGCCGGGAAATCCAAGTAGCACGACGCGCAGAAACCCCAGCACCACCGCCAGTAAATTATTTCGGGACTACATTTTCCATGATGCGCCCACCGCCGGCATCGTACACAACAGCCCCAGCAAACCCAGCAGCACGCGGGACAACTGATGATCGTGCTTTGGCACTGGTGGCACTTGCGGAGTTCGCAGCACACCCAGCACGCTCAGCAGCATCAGAAGTAGACGAGGAAAAAGTGTGTGTGATTTGCCACGAGGATCTCACGGCAGGTCAGCGCCTGGCAGCCACCGATTGCGGCCACGTGTTTTGCGTGGGATGCATCAGCATGAGTTTGATTCACAGCGATGCATGCCCGACGTGTCGAACTGAGCAGCCAACTGTCACGGTGCTTTATATTTGAAAGACATATTGACAAATGAAGTCATTTAATAAAAATAGAATATGTATGTAAAAATGGATACAAAATGCGACGATTTGTTGAAGGCAGCTCGCGAGGGTCACGACGCGTGCGTGGCGACTCTCATTGCCGCAGGGGCGGATCCGAATATTGCCAATAATTATGGACAGACGCCATTACACGCTGCAATTCGCAACGGTCACGACGCGTGCGTTCGGATACTCATTGCCGCGGGGGCGGATCCGAATGTCACTGATAATGCCGAATGGACGCCGTTGCACTTTGCAGTTGTTTACGATCGGGAGAAATGCGTTGCGACCCTCATCGCAGCAGGGGCGGATCCGAATGTCGTTAACGTCAACGGAAACACACCGTTGCACCGGGCGGCCTCGAGCGGTCACGGGGCGTGCGTTGCGACTCTCATCGCAGCAGGGGCGGATCCGAATGCCACTAACGTCGACGGAATGACGCCATTGCATCGGGCAGTCTTGGGCGATTACGACGCATGTGTTTCGTCCCTCATTTCCTCGGGGGCGGGTCCGAATGTCGCGGACAACCGTGGAATTACGTCGTTGTACCTGGCAGTATATAATGGTTACGACGCGTGCGTTGCGACCCTCATTGCCGCGGGGGCGGATACGAATGTCATTGACGGTGACGGAAGGACGTCGTTGCAACTGGCAGTCGAAAAAGGTCACAAAGAATGTGCGAAATTGTTGGCAGTGCGCATGCTCGCAGATCGGCCCCTTACGGACGACGAGTGGGATCTCACCCCACCTGGAAGTTATCTCGGGTACTTGCTGCCGATGGTGATGGCTCGCGACGGTCGGGATGCAGCGGCGAAATTGGTGTCTCGTCTTCCTGAGGAGAAGCGAAAGGTCCTCGAAATGGCGACGATGTGTCTTAGTCGCGTCGTTTTGCATGACTTGGCAGAAAAAATACTTGTGCGATGTGTGTGATATATATTGACAACTCAATGATTTAATACCAATAAACACATCATATGTAAAAATGGATACGCATTTGTGTGAAAGTTTGTCAGATACAATTGTGCACGGTCATGTTACGTGCATCAAGAAACTAATCGCCAACGGGAGTGATGTGAATATCATAGACGCGCTTAGAAGATCGCCTTTGAAATGGGCAGCTTATTATGGTCGCAAGGAATTCATCGAGATACTCGTAGCTGCCGGAGCAAATATTAATGGCATAGATGCACTTGGAAGATCGATTCTACATTGGGCAGTCAGCAGTCAATCAATTGATTGCGTCAGGACACTTATTGACGCCGGGGCAAACCCGAATATAGCTGACAATAGAGGAGAAACGCCTTTACACGAGGCGGTATGGTGTGGACACCATGCGTGCATCAAGACACTTATAGACGCTGGGGCAAATCCGAATATCACAGAGGTACGTGGAAAGACGCCGTTGCATACTGCAGTGCGTTACGAACGCGAGATATGCGTCAAAAAACTTATCGACGCCGGAGCACATCCAGATGTTGCAGACAGTACCGGAGAAACACCGTTACAACTAGCGGTCAGAAACGAACAGACAAATTGCGTGCAGATGCTAATTATACGTATACTCGCCGTCCGTGCTCTTACATACGACGAATGGAATCTCATCCCGCCGAACAGTGACATTGGGCACTTGCTACCAGCGGTGATGACCCGTGATGGCAGGGATGCGGCGGCGAATTTGGTGGTTAGACTGCCAGAGGAGAAACGAAAAGTCCTCGAAATGGCAACGTTGTGTTTGAATCGTTTTGTATTGCGTGACGTGGCAGAACAAATTGCCGTGCGATGCGTGTGACATATTGACAATCAAAGTCATTTAATACCCTACGAAAACATCACATGTAAAAATGGATACACATCAGTGCAACGATTTGTTTGCTGCAGATCGTAGAGGTCATGATGCATGCGTTCGGGCACTCCTTGACACTGGGGCAAATCCAAACGTCGCTGACAATTCCGGATGGACGTCGTTGCACTGGGCATCCTATCGCGGGCATGGCACGTGCGCCACGGCGTTGATCGCCGCCGGGGCTACTCCAAATGTTGCGGACACTCACGGAAACACGCCGTTGTACTGGGCATATTGGAAGGGTCACAACACGTGCGCCACGGCGTTGATCGCATCTGGGGCTACTCCAATTCTCGAGCCCGTTCGACAAGTACGCGTAAAGCTATCAATGCCAAAAAGAAGTCCTCGGCACACAACCTGATACAGGAATATTAACGCCGGATCGAATCCATCAGCTTTTCCTGCCGCACTCGCCGGGCCTCGTCCTTTCCGTAGAAATACGAGTCTGGATCGACGAGTCCGTACTTTGCCCCGCGTGATTCGACTATGCACCCACGCAGTGCGATGGCTGGAACCTGCACAAATTGGTAGTACCCACTGGTCGTGCGCACATCGCCGTTCAGCACCACCCGGGTCTGATCCCGGCCATCCCGGACCTGTGTGAAGTACCAGTTGGTGATCGACAGGGTATCCATGATACGTGAGACGAGTGCACACGGAGACTGTTAAGTTATTTCGAGAAGATGATGCATAACGACTAGAAGAAAGAAATCGCCACTGAGTAATATATCATTCCCTTGGTACGCAACAATACTTGTTTTTGAGTCGTGCGAATACTCGTTCACTCGCTGCAAATCGATCGTCTGCTTCCGCCTTGTCCATAACTCGCCGGACAACGTTTATATCATGATGCACCATTTCAATACTATCGGTGATTGGTATCGCGGATATATGTTCTGCGCACTTTCTGATGGTATCAATCTTGAACGAGATACCTTCCTTGTGACTTACTAAAGTTTTGAGAAACGACCAACTTGCTGCGATGTCCAACGGTAGATGTGGGATGATATCTTCTGAAGATCTATAAGCAATTTTAGGATTATCTCCTAGAATACCAGGGGCAATATTTGCGATGATTTCTGCGTCTTTAAAGTATTGGGCGATATCCTGAAACGATGACATATTCTCGGTCTTGGTCGTGGATTGTCTGCGACCTGCGCCATGCCCTGCAAATACAACTCCGTCAGTTTTGTATACTGGGAAATAACCATCGGACAATAATTTTACGGCACTGGAGATATCCATCTCCATCCACGGACAGGTAGCGTCCGCGAGCAAAAACACGAGACATCCCTCCCCAGCGCGCAACGCAATAATAGCAGCCGAGGCGCGTTTTGTAACAGCAATGGCGCCCTTGCAAGCTACAAAAAGAATAGTTTTATCGTCGTGATTCACGAATGCCTTGAGACCATTGTGAGTCAGCCCCGATAGTAATGCCGGGACAGCACCGGGTGTGGTCAAGGAAACGGCAGAACTAAACAACTGGCGACGTTGCATTACGTCTACGAGCATAGAGGCATCGACAGTAGCCCCCATCTCGTCGAGTACTGCGATAGCACATGCAATGCGATTGAGTTTTGCAAACTTATTTAAAACATCGTATGCTTTTCTGTAAAAAATGGCTAGTGGTCCGGTTGCAATCTCACGACCTGCACACGTTGCTTTACACGCATATGCAATTGCCGAATGCACCATAGCACCGAGTCCCCTCGAACCAGAATGTACAACGATCCATGGATCTCCAAACTTATCCTCTGCAAGCTCCATAAAATGATTTCCAGAAGAACCAAGAGTTTGTGCATATTTTGCAACAAAATCAAGCGTGCTATCCCGACTTCTAATACCCGGAATATCAATCCCAACCGTTTCTAAAACGTATGTCATATCATCGAGCCATCCTCCTAGTTCGATATCGTCGTAAAACAGTGCAGCTTCCTTGACAAAACGACATTCGGTCCGACCTTCCTCGGCAACCTTTCCACGTTTCAGCGCACGTCTCATGCACCCCAAGACAAATGTCCTGAATTCTATGTCGTCAAAGTCATCAACACCCCGACGGTTATCACATACGACAGGAACTAAAGACAACCCACACCCTATATCAGCAGATACGAGCGTTACGGGAATCCGCCGTTCGTCAAATTCAACGATCATCCCCACGTACACATTACCGGCTCCGTGAGCATCCGCTTGAAGATATGCAGTCCCACCAACCGGGACCAGATTCATGACGAGCGCGCTAATACGTTGAATATCATCAGAATCAAATAAAATCGCAGTCTTCACATACCACGCTTGTTGCTCGTCGTCTCTAATTGTCCAACTAACTGGTGTATAATCTTCTATCGTGCCAATAAAATCATATGCAGATTCTGTCTTACTCGGAGCCTCTCGGGGGGCATAACCAAGATTTCTCAGTAATTTTTCTCCACTGGCAGTGATAGTTGCCATCCCGTGTAACAAACGGATGCTGTAGTTGTTAAATTGTTCAGCATTAAAATCAAGTTTTTAAAGGATTACATAATCCTTTAAAAAACTTTGGAAAGAAATTGTCATTTGACCCCGGGCAAAAAAATCCATAAATACCTAGGTTTTCAGGGGGGAAATAAAAATAAAAAAAATGGCTCCCCGCGGATGCAGAAAGTTCAACTTCTCTGACCTGCCGGCGGACCTGCAAGGGCTGGTCATTTCGAAAATGACGGCGGCGGAAGCTGCCACCTTGGCGACGACCAGCCGTGAAATGCGAGAGGTGTGTGCAGCCCCCCTTGAAAAAATCAAGCGCGCGCGTGCTGTGGATGCGGAGGCCATCTGGGGGATCTCGGAAATAATCAACCGCTCCTTCCGGGACCCCGCGGCGCAGCACGTGACGCGCGGGCGGTACACGATCAGTACCACGGAAGCGAAACGACCGTGCCCGTATTTTTTCTATCTGACAGTGGCCTCCGAGGAGATGTCTGTGGAATTCTCGGTGTGGGAGTACGACCTCCGATTCCTGCAGCAGCCGATATTTCGGCCGACTGTGTCTCAGACGAAGCTGACCATCGGTGGAAAGAAGATCTGGGGGCAGGTCCCGAGGTACAAGAAGTACGATTCTGTCAGGCGGGACGTGGCAGAGATCCGGAGCTGTCTGAGACAGATGAGGGTGTGCATGATCTAATTTTGTTTCTTTCTTTTTTAAAAACTTTGGAAATCAATTGTCGTTTGACCCCGGCGGAAAAAAAGCTACTTATTCCTGGGAAAAGGTAGCAAAAATTAAAACAACCATGGATTCCCAGCTGCTCCTCGTGCTGTCTGACACAGTCAACCGTTCTTTCCAGAGCCCGCAGCCACAGCACGTGACACTCGGGCAGTACACAATCAGGACGAGTGCACCGAGTGCTCGCTACCCTTTCTTTTTCACCGCCACGGTGGTTTCCGGGGACATGTCCGTGGACTTCGGCATCTGGCAGTCTGACAGGGAAGAGGGGAAGATCAGACCTCTGTTCACCCAGGCGAACTTTGTGTCAATCGGTGGACGCAAATGGCATACCATTCCTCGAGACAGCAAGTATGATTCAATTCGTCAGAAGGTGTCAGACATCCACAGATGCCTGAGGCTGGTGCGGGTAGAAGTTTTTAAAAACTTTCTTAAACTTTAAAAAAAGGTTAAAAAAGAAGTGTCATTTGACCCCTGGTGGGGAAACATCAGAAGTCATTTGACCCCGGCGGGGAAAACACCATAAATACCCCAGAAATA